GTCCATGAGAGCCTCGCAAAGTATCTGTCGTCCTCATATAGGTAATATAGTTCCTCAGTTATGAGTTCGGCAGATGCTACCTCTTGCCAGATAAAGAATAATGCAAAAAATCCTACAACAATCATCAATATAACTACTGCATCAGTCCATAACTCTTTTAATAAGTTCATTTCATGTTCTCTCTATGAACGCCTTTCATCTTCTCAAAGCTTCTCATTCCACCTAGACCCAGTAAGGACAGTGTTAAAGTAAGCAGGCCATCTGTTGGAATAACTGGAATTGGTATAGCATGAGCAGTAACTGTCAATCCCCATATAAAGATAGGTTGGAAAACAAATTGCCAGCCAAGGCCAAAGGCGCATATCCACATGATGGCTGGTCTAGCCCCGGCAACAAAGATAGAAGGATGTTTAGCCTGCTCCATATTAACAGCTATCTGTGCTAGGTTAGCCTTCTGTACCTGTGTCTTTAGTTCATGATTAAGCTTGGCGCGAAGGTCTTTGTCTTCTACAAACTTATCCAAGACATTATCTACGACACCAACTACTGCTTCTGCAATCCCAAATAAAGCCATCTTATCCTCCTACTACTTCGGTATAATGTTTTAACTGTTGTACTGGTGAAGTGTGCCATAACGTGGAGACCAGAGTATTCTCTCCGTGAAAAATAATCTCCATATCAATATCATCCCTGCTGAATAGCTTTTCACAGTCCTGTGCCATTGCCAGTAACTCTCCAGTTGTCCAATGAGGTTTGTGGTCTACACTTACTCTGAGAAATTTTGGTTTTCCTTGGTCATCTTTTTCTTTCTGGAGTTTCTCTGAAGGTGTGTTAAAGGAACAATCATAGCCAAATAAGTGAAACTGTCTGAACCCTAATGTATGCATGATGCCTATACCACGCATGGCTGCACATGTACCGCCTACAATTAGAGTGGCTCCTTCATCCATTCCTAGTGCTTCCTCAACAATCAACTTATTCTCTTTAGGTTGCTTGCCCTGCTCTTCAGGAGTTCTTAGAGCTTCAGAGAAGGCATGCCAACCAACAATCTTATCTGTCTTATTCTTAAGTAGATTGGTAACAGAGGGGTCAGTCATGGATGCCAGCATGAATATCGTATCTTCATGTATGGTCTCAAAAAGAGTCGAGCGTATAATTCCATGCGTACTTGTTCCATCAATAGGGCGCGGGTCAAGAATGACACATGCCCAAGGTTTAAAGCCATTCTTTAAGAGGTTAGGATAGGCATGCTTCACACAAACAATCTTGCAGTTCTCCTCACCTTCATGTTTTATTACGTTATGAAGCTCATCCCAGTTGGTACTCTCACCACCTGAAACCATAATAGCGATGTCCTCATTTCTCTTTGCTCTTCCTACCCACTTATTAATAAGTTTATTATTAGCTATGATATTATCTCTGATGTATTCTTTAGGTACACAATCCTTGGGTTGGACAACAATAGGAACCTGAAATAAATACTGTGGTGGTTGTTCAGCTTTATCATCAATTACTATAACAAGATGGGTAGAGCCTAATTTTTCTTCTTCATGTAGATAAATAGGGTCAGCTGAAGGTAGTATCCATTTACGTTTATCTTTAAAGGTATCACATAAACGATTCACAGCCAGATAATGTTCAGCTTCTTCTTTCTTGTTGTCTAAAGGATGGATAAAATCATCCAAGACAATAACCGGAACATCTTTTAATACTTTATAATCATGCTGCACAGTAGCATCGGAATGTCCACCATCAATGAAAGCAAGGTCAGCGTCTGAAGGATGTATAATTATCTCATCCTGTGGTGTATCTATAATGACAGGATGCTGAAGTGTTTCTTTAGTATCTCCTGCTATCAAGCGGAAGTTAAATGTCTTTCCTTTTTTCTTAAACTTCTCAGCAAAATCCTGTAATCTTTTCCGCACTACTTCCAGTGTGTTGTGGGGCTTACTATTAAATTCAATCTCATCCAGTTGGAGGGTAGCATGCTCAAATAAATCATACCCAACGTAGTTAACGGTATCTTTATTTTCAAAAGCAACCGTTGCCATATGAATTGCCCTTCCGCCATTGAAGGTTCCTGTTTCTACAATGGTTTCCGGTTTGTAAAAACGAACTGCATCCAGTAATTGCCCATATCTCTTGGCACTCAAAGCCATGTCTTCTGAGTATTTTTCTGTGTGCAGCGGTTTCTTTTTACCTTTGAAATGGGTCATGAAGGGGCCTATAGGAGACCGCTCAAATGCCTGTGGACCTTTAGTCATGCTCTTCAGGTCTTTCATATGACCTGTCCAGTCATGGCTTTTCATTCCATGTGCGTTATAGAGAATTAACAATCTCTCAAAAAGAAAACCATCATGCCATTCACGATAGTTTAATACCTCACCGGAAATGTATTGTCCTCTCAGGTCTCCCAGTAAATCCAGTGGAGGGCGATGATTAAGATTAAAGCCGACAAAAGATGTTTCACTGTACTCAAAGTTATGTCGGCCAAGGTAGACCAACTCAGACTTTGCAGGAAGGCATGCAGACATATCCTCATATGTAAATCTTTTATCTGTTATAGTATCAGCATCCAACCAGACAAGCCATCCCGGTGTTCTACTTTCTTCACATAATTCAAATGCGAACTCAGTGAGAGCAAAAACTTTGTGACAGAACTTGACGCAGTCAAGCTTCCAGTTATAGGGCTGCTTACCAGCCAATGTACCATCATACTCTTTATGAATCTCTTTGAATTCTAGCATGTCACTAATCTCATTAAGATAGCGATATGTAATGTTGGGAGATTCTATTGGGTTGTAAGTTTTTAAATCAAAGTCATGATAAAAAGCAGTAAGATGAAGATTTGGACCCCAATGTTCGGCTACTGATTCTACCATCTTCTGTGCATAATTTCTCCAACCATGTTCAGAGAATGAGGTAATAACATTTATCTTAGGCGTCATCTAATTTTTTCCATTTGATAGTATTTTCTCTCCCTAGCATTTCATCCATCTCAAGCAAGCTGTTATACTGTTCCCATTCAGCAGCATAGCTGGCATCCTTAACTCGTTGTGCATTCCATTTGGGATACCACGGTCCTCCTGTAGTAAAATGAACATTCTTTGGGGGAAGTTGTTCTGGTGAATGACCGTCCAACCAATTCCACTCTTCGGGTAGGGTTCCTATCAGCTCACTATGATAAGAGATATGCTTTGTCTCTGCTGAATAGGGACCTTCAGTCTGAGAAATAGGTAAGTCAGCTAACCATCTAAAGTTATGCAACCATAATCCCGGTTTCGTATTGATATCATCAATAGTTAGATTTCTGTGTGCCTCATGAGCACAGTTCCATAAGACAAAGCTTGACCAGTTCTTACGAGAATACTGTGTTTGAATTCTATCATCCATCTTAACTTTTTGTTCAGGGGCGTAATGGTGTTTAACACACCACATAGCAGTGGATGGATTGGAACGGTGAACACTATCAAATACTTCCATAATATCAGAACGTACCAACATGTCACAATCCATGTAGATAGCCAATCCTTGATACATGTTAAGAAATGGAACAAGAAATCTGGTAAAGCTGAACTCAGTTGAAAAAGGTTTTTTATCTATCACATCAACAATGTTATTTTCTTTATCACGTTTCCAACTGCGCCTATACAAGCCCATGTGACGAAGAGAAGATTGAACTAATGGTATTATATTTACAGGTCGGGAAGAAGTTGATAAAATAGAATCAGATAAAACTTTATAAGCTCTATCTTCTCTCTTGTCATATCCTATATAAACAGTTGGAATATTATTCATTGGCTCCTCTAGGAGAGAGGGAGGATTGCTCCTCCCCATCCTTTTTAGTTGATTGGGAGAAGTTTTGCCTTCTCTTTTTCAGGAATATTAATTACAACCTGAATGGATAGAACTCCATCTCGTAATGTAATATCTGAAACATCTGCATGTTCAGAAAGAGAAAAATTCTTTACAAACTTTCTCTCTGCAATTCCCTTATGCAAATACTCTGTCTTGTTATCAGAACTTTGCATGTCTCCTGAGATGGAAAGAATATCTTCTTTCAGTTCTATCGTCAGGTCATCCTTGGAAAAACCAGCAACAGCCATCTCTATTTGATAGCCCTCTTCTGTCTTGATTAAATCATGTGGAGGATATGAAGGTAGTACTCCTCTCATGCGTTCTACATGAGTAAATAGCCTATCGAATCCTATTGAATGACGGAAGAAACTATCCCATACATAGGGCGGAGTATCTTTAAAATTACGTGTTAGAATCATAATACAATCCTTTCCTTCAGTTAGACAAGGAATAAGAGAAAGCCACATAAAGTCTACTTTCTCCTATTACAGGGCGTATTATTGCATATTTTGAAAGGCTTGTCAAGAAAAAAATTATACTCCGCAAGTGTCACCAGAAGCTGAGATAGCACAGATGTCATGAGTTTGTATATTATCCTCAAACTCCTCACCTAGTTTGGTAATGGCTTCCTGATAAGGAACAGGGGTCAATGGTTGACCTCCTCTGCAGCCGTCAGGGAAGCAGGTAAAGCCTCGTAGCCTGTGAGCATACTTGGCAAGTGTCTGAGTGAAGGCTTCGACGCCATCTTCATTGTTCTTTTCTGTACCCCATGATGGAAGATTGATGGTACTGGAAATAGACATATCCACATACTCTTGGACGTTAGCCTGAAAGCTCATACGGCGCTCATAATTCTCAGCTAAATCCAAGGCCGACTCAATCGTGTCAGGAGGTGTATCATATATCTCTATCATTTCCTGTGCTGTACTGTCTACTACATACTGGTAGTGCCATCTCTTGTTCTTCATGTAACGGCGCTTGTAGGCTACTGCAAAGATAGGTTCAATACCTGTGGAAGTACCTCCCAGTATCCCTATAGTGCCTGTAGGAGCTACCGCTCGCACAGCTACAGGACAGGAGATAGAAGTGAAGGCAGAAAACTCCTTTGCAGTTCTGTCCGACTGAGCTTCATAAACTTTCAACCATCTATGAAGTTCAGGAGTGGTCCCATACTTATGACCACGTTGTAGTAGCCATTCATGTAGACCCATCAGACCTAGTCCTAGTCGTCTGTTCTTGACACGTACCTTTGTTATCTTATCATAGGGAAGCTGTGCTCTGAGTGTACCACAAACAAGAAACTTGGTAGCTAACTCTACAACTTCACGTAGTTGATGGAGGTCATCAATACGAGCGAAGTTCAGGCTTCCCAGATTACACACATCTGAATCATCTTCAGAGGTAACTTCTGTACATGCATTTCTTAATGTTTCATTTTCCTGAGCAAAGAAATTAAAAGAGAATCCCGGTTCAGCTGTAGACAAAGCCTGTCTTACATTAGTACGGAAGATATCTCCTACTTCTCCTGTCTGCCAGTAATTCAACAACCACTCTGTATCATAATTAACAGAGATGTTTGTCATGTCCAGAGGTGCAGGAAAGTCGAAGTCATCCTGTTTAACATCGAACAGGCTCTGCCCTGTAGTGCCGACAGGGACATCCTTCCAGTTCTTGATGACCAAGAACTTGTCAATATCATTATGTTTCCAGTTAAGTGAAGCGTAGATAGCAGACCTTCTGGAGCCGCCCTGCATCACACGCCTGCCTATCTCGTTTATCATCATCATCTTTGGTATGGGACCTGAAGCAATTCCTCCTGTTCCCTTAAGGGTCTGGCCTTCTGAACGGTAGACAGAGTAATCAACTCCTATCCCACCGCCTGTCATCAGACAGCTCTCTGATTTCCAACTAAGGTCAGCCCAGTCTTCTCGTGTATCTTCTTCTGCTTTCAACAGATAACAATTGTTAAAGAATTTCTTTTCCCTTCCTGCATAGTAAAGATATCTACCACCGGGAATAAAACGCAGGTTTGAAATATGGTCAGCCAGTGCGACCTTCTCATCGTTTGTCATTTTGTTCTGACATACATCCTCTACCAAGGTGCATGCCAGCTCATGAAAGGTCTCTGCTCCTTCATGAGAATATTTATTATAGAATATATCTTCGGAAAACTTCGACCTGAACTGTGGATTTCTGGCTGATTTAAACATCTTCTCCCCCATATTCTAATTCTATACACAAGTTAATGTAGTGCCGTGCCTTCAACAAATCTTGTAGTCCTTCACCTTTTATCCGATGTCTGGTAATATACTTAACTGCATTACCTTCACACCAGCTAAGGTTGTTAGCTATGATATATTCTGTAGGTTGTATCGCGCAATTCTTATAGTGGTCTCCTCCTACTTGTTGTTCTGAAGCTTTCTTTTTTCCCATTACATCCTCTCACTTTGTAAAAGTTTGTTTAATCTGTGACGAATAAAAGTTTTCTCTTTGGAATGAATAACCTTATATGCAAAGTTCCTCATATGTTTATAATCAAGGTCAGCCATATCACATATCTCTGAGAAGTTTGCTGCCGTTACTCCTATGGAAGCAGTGAACCATCCAATAGCTCTCTCTCTGTGATAGATAGCCTGCTTTGATTCATTGTCTACCTCCGGTTTAGTTGCATCCAGCAGCGCCTGAAAGATAACAGCCAAAAAGAGGGAGCGTTCAGGATAATCTACTTGATGATAGTCCTGTAATAAATTCAATAGTTCTCTTTTTAGCTTATTCATTTATCTTATGTAAGTTGACAAAGTATTCTGCATCCACAACCACGAGTGGATTTCTTCTGTTCTTCTTGATAACGACAAGCGGTTCAAATTTACCAGCATTGGTTTCTGCCTGTTCATATGCTGACCAGATGTTTAATTTCTCTTGGTTCTTGCATTCAATAGAATAAGGGAACAAGCGGCGAGCGGCTCTTGCCATCATGATATCCTCACCCCCTGCTCCCATACTCCTGCTTTCCAAGTCAGCATTATTTATATTGAGAGAAGTTATTAACAAATCCCTAAACCACTGCTGTAATCTCCTTCCTTTACTCTTTGCACTTTGGACCTTCATAGTTCAGGAACATTAGGTTCTCGTAGTACCTGTGTAAAAAATCTTGGACCATTAGCATAGTCAAAAGTACGGATACCTCTTCCACCATTGGCATCAGCCCAACATCCAAACTTGTAAGGACAGAAGACACAACCAATAGCAAGCTTACGATTACCAGAAGTACCCTCCGGTATGTCTGCATAGCAACGAGGAGGAAGATGGTTATCATCAAGATAGGTTCTTAAGTTATCTATCTTGGTGGATGCATCTTCCATCTCAAGGTCATGAAGAAAAGATAAAGCCAGAGTTCCTCGTTGTTTATCTATAGCAAAGAAGGCTGCTTCCTTATCCCCTTCTGCCTGAGCA